ATTTCTCCTGCAGTTCCTTGAGTTCCTCTTTTGCAGCTCGCGCCTTGTCCAGTTTTCCCTCTGCCGCAAGACTCTTGACCTCGTTTTTCTTGTCGTTAATCTGTCTCAAAAGTTTCTGCATTTCCTTGTTCATCTTTTTGCTCCTCTCTTTTAGATACCATAAAAATCTAAATCGTCGAGAATCTCCGCTTTCTCTTTCTCGATTCTCTTGCTCTCACGGTTTTCAAGTTCCGCAATGACCGCGTTCACGATGTCCTCCGTCGTGACTTCCTTGAGTTCCTCCGGAACATTCTCGTACTTGTCAAAATATCCGGATGCGCACGCCGCGACTGCTGCCCGCTCCTCGACTTCAACATCGAAATACTGCGAGAGCTTTTCTCCATTGAACCATGTCTCCGCCTCCATGAGAGACTTGATCTTGTCCCGCGTCACTCCCTCTCTTGTATGCTCCATGTATATGTCGAGAATGGATTCCTCGCAGAGATTCAACTGCTTTATAGATTCCCTGTGCGCTTTTGCATTCCCGATCGTGATGCATAACGGCTCGTGAATCATAGCCTGTGCGCCTGTTGCAAAATGCAGCTCGTCACATGCGAACATGATGACCGACGCGATCGACGCCGCCATCCCGTCGACGTATCCGACTTTGTGTCCGCTGTACCTGCGCAACTGACTATAAATCGCAAGCCCGGCAAACACGTCGCCTCCTCCGGAATTGAAATAGATGTCGATATCCTCGTGCCCGTCTAACTGATTGAGAAAGTCCGCAATGTCCTGCGGGCATTTGTCCTCTTCATACCACATCGACTGCCACGTCGCGGACACGATATCTCCATAAAAGTACAATGAACATCTGCCCTGCTCCTCGTCTTCTATGAAATCCAGATAACCGACGCGTTCTACTTTTCCGTTCTGTCTGTTCTTACTCGTAAAATCAAATCGCTTTTTCAGTGCCATTTCATTCACCTCCTCCCTGTTCGTCATCGTCCTCCACCTCGTCGGTGTCGTCCGTTCCCTCCGAGTCCGAATTCTCTGCGCCCGGCTCGGTTGTTTACTCCGTCTGCTCCGGTTCTTCTGCCTCCTCCGGTTCATCCGTATCCTGCTGCCCCTTTGTGTATGCTGCCCCCGCCATGATTAGCGGAATGACGTTTCCGTTCGCAAGCAGAACGTCTCCTCCGGCAGCGTCCGGCATGTCTAACTTTCGGCGTGCCTCGTTTGCCATCATGATTGACCCCGCAACGCCGTTCTTGAGATATTCCATCTGTGTTTTTGAATCCGTCCGAAAAAGCACCTTTTCGTTGAATTTATAGTAAAATCCTGCGTCCTGCTCCTCGTCCGGAACGATTTTGTAGTTGATCTCCTCCTCATACTGCTTGATAACGAAAAGCTCTGTATCAACATAAAATGACAACTGCTGCAATTCACTATTTGCGTATGACGATTTCGAATAGTCATTGATCTGGTTCGGCTTTACACCGAACGCCGCCGCAATCTGCAGGGCAGTGTACTTTTTCAGTTCAAAGAACTGCGAATCCGTCAGTTTTATGTCGAGAGGCGTGATTTTCATGCCTAACGGAACCGGGAGAATCTTTCCGACATTCTTTGCGCCGCTCCCGAACTCCTCGAATGATTTCCTGAGTGCCTCTTTCGCTTTTTCGTTCAGTTCACCTGTGTATTCAAGTGTCGCTTTCGCCGTCAATCCGCTCTCATACATTCCGTTCATGAACTCCTGCGACGCAGACGCGCCGGACACGGTGTCTCTTAATATCTGCTGCACAGGCAGTCCCGTTACGCCATCGAAACTGAATGAAGTTTTGAAGTGCATCACCTCATCTGTGCTGAAAACATATTGTCTGCCGGATGTCGGGTCTGTGTAGACGTACCACAACCTACCGACCCCCGCGAATATTCCCGCATCGTCAACGATGATCTGGACACAATTCGATTGCATCACCCACAAATCGATGACCTTGAACTCGCCTCCGTACTTTTTTCGGACGAACTTTTTTCGGATATACACGTATGCGTTTCCGTAATGGTTGCGGTTGATCTCGACTGTATTCCAGAATGTTGTCGGTGTCATAAACGGATTCGGTCGTTTTGTCAGCAATCTTGACGTTTCCGTCTGCTCTGCTTCAACAATTCCCCTGTCTGTCTTTTGATAGTATTTGATCGGCATTTTCGCCAACGTCTCAGACAGCATCTTGAGGCACGTGAAATATGTCACCTCGGAGATCGGATTCCGTTTTCTCCTCAATCCCAACGATTCAAGAAACGAGCTTGAGTTCAATGACATCACGCCTCCGTTATTCTCCACCGCTGCCGCGTTGTCTTGCGGTTCTCCCCGCCACCAGTTCATGAACGCGGTCGCCAGTCTCTGGAATGGATTCATTTTGTCTCACCGCCTTTCACATACTTTTCGTATTGCTCAAGCCACTCACTCACTGTTTCGTTGACATCCGGCTTGTACTCCTCTTTCATTGCCGCTTTCCATGCGTCGATAATCGCGTCAATCGGGTCGATTCTGTCTGTCGTAATGTCCTTGTCAATCTTGATCTCGCCGTAATTGTTCGAGATCGTCTTTGCGTTCGCAATCGACCATGTGAGCAGATCATCAACCGAAACGATTTTCTTTTTCTCCCCGCTGCCGACTTCAACGCCCTCGATCTCAACGTTGCCCGCGAGAATCTCCAGGCGGAAATCAACGGTCGCGTCATTGAGTTCTTTCGCCGTCTGTGTGACGGAAACTGAATCATAGCCCAATGCCTCAAGGTCTGACAGGAACGCACTCGCGTTATGCGGGTCGTAACAAATTAGCTGCGGTTTCAAACCATATTCTTTCACCAGATCTTTTAAATACTTGATGATGTACTTGTAATCTGTCTTTATTCCTCCCAGTGTCTGAGTGACCGTCACAAGGCCTTTTTGAATCCATAAATCATAAGGCGTTTTGTCTGTCTTAATATGTTCGTCCACCCGCGACGCAGGGATAAATGAATGTGTATGGATAAAATATTTTTTCGTACCATCAATCGTGTACGGAATGATAATCGCGATTGACGTCAGGTCTCCTCCGGATGACAGGTCAACGCCGACATAACACTTTGAGCCAATGAAATCCTTGAGAGATTTCAGCACCGCACACGCTTTCCACTTCGCAATATCCTTGATATACGCCGCGTTCGACCACTGTATCCACATGTCAAGCTGCTTGACGAGAAAATCCCTCAAGTCCTCGCCGCCCATGTCCCGCGCGGTATTTGCGACCGGAATGAGATTTTCAATCGCGTCCGCGTCGAACTCGAGAATCGGATTCGCCTTGACCCAGTTCTCCGGCGCGAACATGTCGTCGTCCGTGTCCATCTGTGCAATATATACGAACTGACTGTCGTTCTCGAACACTCCCTGCAAGAGATTGCAGCAATATTCGTATAGCTTGTAACAAGGGGATTTTAAATCGAACCCTGCCGTCGTGATGACGGAAATCAGTGCCGACTTTAATTTTTTGATACCGCCCTCAAGCAACTTATACATCTGGTTTGTCTTGTGGGCGTGATATTCGTCAACAATTCCTAAATATGCGCGGTGTCCGTCGAGAGACTTTGTGTCTCCGGACAACGCCCGAATCTCGGAGTGTGTGAACAGGCAGTCTATTGTGTGATTGTGTTCATGTACCGTGAACCACTCGGACAACTCCTCGTCGGAATTGATGAACTTCACGATCTCGTCAAACACAATGTTTGCCTGATCTTGCTTTGTGGCGGTACAATAGATTTTCCCATACTTGTATCCGTCAAAATTGCCATAATATGCGGCGAGTATACCGTTTAGGAATGACTTTCCGTTCTGTCTCCCGAGTTGCACATAGGACGTTCTGAATCGTCTGTATGACTTTTCTTTCGTTCTCCACCCGTTTAGAGACCCTAAAATGAAACACTGGAACGGAAACGCCGTCACACTTTCGTGCTCCTCGCCCTCTGCGATTGTCAATTCTTCTGCGAAATTGATAATCTCCTCTGATTTTTCAACGTCGAAATAATACTTGTACGGTGCTAATTTTGATTTTTCGAGATCGTCAAGATGTCTCTGGCACGCCAGTTTGACAAGCTCCCCGGCGACCGTTCTCCCCTCGACGACATCAATGGCGTATTGTGTGCATCGGTCGGTGATGCGTTCCGCTTTCTTCATGCGTGCGCGGCGTATTTCGAGAACTTATTTTCCGGCTTCTCCGTTTTCGCTTTCGGAACGACCAACCTGCAGCGGCTCGACACTGTCATCCCGAAATCGCTTGCACCCTGTCGACACTGTTTCATGCAGCGGTCTTGAATTATCATGAGCCGCTCGCGCTCACCGTTCACGACCTGCCTTGTCCCGACCTGTACATTCTCCGTTTTCCCAGTGTCCGGATTCTCGCGATTCTCATAAACCGGAATTTCCAACATCAACGGCGTTTTGCGAATTTCCTCCGTGATCTCGATGTATTGTTCCTGTGCAATCAGCAGCCGCGCCAACGCATCACAATCTACATTTGCGATCAACTTGATCTCAAGCAGCTCTTTCGCAATTTTGCGGAACTTTTTCCTGAGATCTGGTGTGAGATATGCCGGAGGTCTGACCTTGTCGTTCGGCGCTACAACCTCCGCGTTTTTTCTCGCCTCAATTTCTGCTTTTGTGAGATGCTTTTTGCCCTTCATTACAACCAGATCGGTCGGCTGTCTCTGCCCTGCCATAGCAACGACAAACCTCCTTTCTGCCTGTGTTCCGGCGCTTTTGTGTCACATTCTGACACCCTCCCCGGATTCCTTTTCTTTTGAAATTCCCGTGGGGAGTTTTCTCAAAAGAAAAGAGGGGGCGTGACTAAAAATGCGTTACTCAAAACTTTTTCATATCCCCCTGCCTCGCGGAAATGGTAGTCAATCAGTGATCTCAACTGTGTCTGCGTTGCTTTCATACTCGCTTTGCTCTGTTTATATAGAGCGGTGATAACACTATGCGTCTCATGCTTTAATGGTATGAGGTTCAGAGGATTCAACCTCTGCTCCCAGTCCTCTTCAAGCTCAACGATGTGATGTATCGGGTCTGAATCATTCAGCGCTTTCAGCTCGTGTTGTACATATAGCGCGTATATATCTATACGTCCGTACACACTCATGATTACTGGGCGCAATGCCCGCCACTCGCGGGAGATATAGAACTCTGCCGCCCTCCTGTCTCTCCGTGTGTTGTTGTATGTCACATATCTCGACTGCTGCCGTTGCTCGCACTCTTCACACATCTTGAGCGTCTGCGGTATGAGCTTGCCACATCTGCATGATTTTAATAGCATTTCACACGCTCCTCTCCCCTCCTGCTGCCTCTTACAAGAGGCGGGCAGCCACGTCCCCGTGTTCCCTCTGCCCGCTATATAACAGGAGGGCGAACAGGCAAGAAATAAAGCGATCACATCTTTGTGGCCGCTCTTTCCAACTGTCCACGCTCTCACGTTAACACATCTCTACCGCTTTTTGTTCACCCACTTTTAACCCGGTTTTTCACCCACTTTTAACCCTGTTTTTCACCCACTTTTAACCCTGTTTTTCACCCTGTTTTCCCTTATTGTTTTCATTTTCCACGCAATTCCCTTTATTTTCTAACGCTTTAGCACCGAACAATTTGATTGCAAGTCTCGGAATCATCGCCTTGCACCACTTTTTCGGAGAGTTCTTTCCGCAACCCGTTTCCTGTGTAATCTCCTCGTATGTCATACCTTTAACATACACCATTTCAAGAACGTCGTATTTGTATCCCTCTCCTGCTGCCTCTGCGTCCTCTTTCAGTGATGCAAGAGCTTTTTTAAAGTGCTCAAACAGAATGACCGTCTCCGTTCTGCATTCTCTGATTGACTGTAGGAAAGCGTGTTCTGTTGATATGTTATACTTGCTGATATCCGGAATCTGTGAGGCCTCCGACACTGCATCATTAATATACCGCTCCATTTCACGGTAATTTTCAAGATACAGATATGTTTTTCCGATGGCTGTCTTCTCTTTTTCTTCTTTCACGTCTTTTCCTCCGTTCCCGTTATTTCTGCGATGCTTTCCGCTATTCGTGACGCTCTTCGCTCAAAATATATTCGTTCTGCATCCTCTGAATCTCAATTAGTGCTTTTTTGAACTGCATGTCATCTCCATTCATGCATATATCGAAAACCTCCTCAAATTTATCGATATGCGTCTCTATGAACCGCGCCTCAGCCGCCGTCCGGCTGTCATTGATGAACATTCCCTTGATTCCCTCCTTTATCATTTCGCAATGAATTCTCTCCTCATCCGTTTCAGGCGGCTTTTGAGAAATCATCCGACTAAACACTTTTTCGATCGCGTCAGAGATCATCTTTTTCCATCCTGCTCCAGATACCGCGAAAAGCTGTGACTGAATATCCTCGAACGACTTTCCCTCTGCTGCTGCCGTGATTCTGATGTCCTTTTTACCTTTTGCGGAGATCAACACGAGATCGTCGTCATACGCGCTCATGTAATAATCAAATTTCTCGGAAAAGTTCTCTCTCGGATTTATAATAACCTCTGGACATGGCTGTCCCTCCGTCTCGATCAAAACGCCGATATATTTTGCGCCGAATGCCTTTGCGTTGATGAATAGTGCCTTTAATTTGCTTTTCTTCATGTTTTTCTCCTCCTGTCAAAATATTCCTCATTCTCCTGCTGCCCGCTCATTCCATTCCCCGATCGGATATGATCTGAACCGCATTCTCGATCAATATATACTCCTCGCCGTTCTCGGCGCATCCGTCTCCATTCGCTCGGAGATCTGCGCAAATCTGATTGATGTCCGCTCTTTGCAGTACTTCTCCGTTCTCGTTCATTAATGTTGTTCCCATGATGCAGAATCCGTCCTCAAGCCCCATGAATTCTGTGAGAATATAGGTCACGAGAACTCTAACCGTCCGTCCGGTGTTCCTGCCGTCCTTGAACTCCATCATTTCAAGAATGTCACCCTTTTTATAATTACGGTCATTCTTGCGGAGTTCAAAAGTCTTTTCACCCCTTTCGACCTCTCCAAAAAATGACGCTCCCAGTTTAATATGATGCACTTTCGTGTCGTCCGACTCTGAATCACTCGGAATGTTCTGCATCTTCTCCTCGTCTGCCTGTTCCCGGAGTTTTCGCGCAGTCTCGCGGTCGATTCTGTCCTGCTCCTCAGAATATTTCTGCTCGTCAGTCTTGTATGCTTCCGCGCGATTTTTATACTGGTCGCACTTCGTACACGTTCCGGTCTTTACGTTGCAGGTTTCATACTCCGTGCATGAATAGCAAATAGAAGTGAATCCCTCCGGGTGCGGTGTTTCGTAATCATCGCCCGCCGCAGGAGATTTGTCATATCCCTCTGGTGCGCTTTTTTCCTCTTTCTTGTCCCCGCTCTGCAGGTCTTTCTCGGCGTCCTGCTGCTTTGTCGACGCATCGGTTTTCATATTCCTGACGTCCTTGTGTGACAGTTCTCCGGTTTCTTTGAACCGCTCCAACGCCTCCCGCTGCTCCTGCTCCGGCATTCCGCTTAATTCATATGCGGCAGAAAATGTGAGGCGCTCGTCCTTTAGTTCCTCTTTAAATTCCGGAATCAAATTGTTGTTCACCGCCTCGATCTGCGCAACCTTTGTTTTTGACATATGTAGCATAGCTGCGATCACGTCCCGCAACCTGCCGGACGTGAGATCATACCCTTTGATCTGCTTTCCTGCCGCCCGCATCCGTTCAAGTGATTCTTTTAAACGCTTTTCCTCTTCCATCATGTCAGCAACGTTCTTTGTCCGGTATGCATTCGCTATAATGATCTCGACCTGCTCCTCATCCGCATCCTGCGGTGTCGTCAGCTTCGATGTCGCGATCTCAAATTCTTTATACCCTTTTTCGACTAACATCTTGAGCGCAAGCCACCGCCTCTCACCTGCGACGATCCTATATTCGCCCTTTTCACACGGCTCGTATACGAGTTCGAGATTCTGCTTGAGGCCGAATGTCAAAATATCTCCTGCGAGTTCCTCGATATCGTCGATTGTGTAAAAATTCAGCGTGTTTCGGTACATCTTAAAAATTGAGATGTCTTTCGTGCGAAATCTCGCTCTCGGTGTTTCCTCAATACCCGCTTTACTGTTCTTGTTCAATGCGTCCATGACACTAAAACCTGTCGCCATGCCCTACCCTCCTGTTCTTTTCCTTTTCTTCCTCTTTTTCCATCCTCTGGAATATACAAAATCCCTTGCATGTGTCTGATGGCACTCCGCACACTTCACAAGCTGCATATAACGAACCATCCGACCTCCTCGGTCTTTTATCCATGTTCCCGCCCTCTCACTCTGTCAATTTCTGCTTTTTTGTTTCCATCCGTTCGACGTTGATCTCACCCTTGCTATTCTGTGAAACCGTCGCCTTGATACCGCCTCGAATATTCAGCGTGATCTTTGCGAGACTGCCGTTGTAAATGACCTCGACCGCCTGTTGCAGGATTTTCACGATTCCCTCTCCGATTCTTTTCCCGTCCGGAGCATCCTCCCCGAAAAGCGTGTTGACATTCTGCAACGCCTTTTCTTTTCGGAGCGCCTCTTTCTGGTACTCAACCGCCTGATCGCACTTGCACATCATTGTCGCCTGTTCTTCTGCCTGTGCCGCCGTGAGATTCTCGTCCGTGTCAAGCTGCACCATTTGCCCGCAGAATCTACACGCTGCCGTTGTGATCTTCTCACTCATTCTTTACACCTCACTTTCAATCTCGTCCACTATGCACCGATAGTCCTGCGCCGTAATTCCTCGTCGTGAAAATTCCGGAATCGGTCTCATTGCCATTGTCGCCTTTTCCGCGACTACCGATCGTCGAACCGTCGCCATGAACATGTCGAATCCGGATTCCGTTTTTAACCATTCCTCAAAATCAATAGATGTCTTGTTCTTCTGCCGCATCGTCATGAGGACTTTAATTCTTAAATCCTGATTCATACCTCTTAAATCTTCAATCTGCTCCTCAAGATTGTGCAGCGCCTCATTCTCGAATCCTCCTACCTTTACGGGCGCAATCACAAGGCTCGCCGCTAACAGAATATTGATGACGACCATGTCGAGCAGCCTGCCGCAGTCGCATATGCAAAAATCGTATGCCCTGGACACTTCCTGCAGCGCGTCGCGCAGCCTCGTGACCTGATTCTTCTCCTGCCTGAGCATCAGATTCATATCCGTCCGCATGAGATACCCATTCGCCGGAACGATGTCAATATGGTCGTATCTCGTCGGTCGAATCAATTCCATCGTCCGATAATCCCCTCCGACGCTCACATGGCGCTCAAGCAGTTCACTCATGCCGATTCCCTCCGGCTCATACACTCCGAACGTCTTTGATGTGTCGCCCTGCGGGTCTCCATCCAACACAAACACTTTATATCCGCGTTCCTCGCCCAATATATAAGCGACCGTGTCGGCGGTCGTTGTCTTTCCGATGCCGCCTTTTGGTGACATGACAGCTATAGTTTTCATTTTTCTTTTCCTCCTGCTCCATTTGTTCAAACAACCTGCCTGTCGCTGTAATAACTTCTTTTATTCCTCACCTCCCTGATAACTTTGTTCGTTCCGAAAATCGCTTTATATTCTGATACAATTCCCTGTTTGGTGATAATTCTGACGCTGTACCAGTAATTTTTTTCACTATCCTCATATACGTCATAGAGGCGTTTCCCTCTTTGTACCGTTCCGATGCGTTCGTACGAAAGATTCTCTTTCTCCCACTTTTCACGGCTCTCAATGCTATACGCGTTTTTCAAACACTGCTCAAGGTATTCCTGATTCATCCCGAACCGCCTCCCTTGATCTTTCCATCTTTGAGGATTGCATTGTTCGGTATGCTCATTTTGCTTCTAAAGCCCTCCCTCGGACATGTGAGGAGAGCAAGGTTCAAATATTCCGTAATTACGCCGATTGCCTCCTCTGCCGAATAACACGTTGCGACGAAATGACCTGCCTCCTCCATGTCCCGTAGAAAAGCCTTTTGCGTATCCGTCCGGCGATTATCACCGAACTTCATTTCGATGTACAATCCGCAGTAAATTCCTTTCGGAAACGGGAGACACAGGTCTGCAACCCCTGCTTTCACCCCCATCTGTTTGAGCTTGACCGCCTCAAGCTTGTTTCTGCTGCCCCCGTTCGGAATATGGTGTAGCCATTTCAATTCCGGGAAACGGTTCACGCTGTACTGCGCCCACTGGATGACGGTGATCTGCTCCGTGTCCTCGCTTTTCATAGCGTATTTCATGTTCATTTCTATTTCCCCCTCTCTTGCTCTATAAACCCCAATATCCACGCAATTACATCGACCGTCCAACCGTTCCCCAGTTGCTTATATCTTTGTGTGTCTGATACACTGCTTGTGTATCCGTCCGGCACCGTCATGCACCTTTCACACTCTGTCGGTGTTACGTATCGGATTCCCTTTGTATCTTCTATTCCGAAAAACCTTTGTACCGAATACTTTCTAAACATTGATGCCTCTAACGTCTGCATTTTGTCTCCGTCTTTAATTAATTTCATTTTCCTGCCGGTCCTATTTTCCGTTGTTCTGAACCACTTCAATGCTTTTTCCGAATAGTAATATTTATTTTCGACATCATGTTCCCGTATATCTCCAAAATGTATGTTTTTATCCTCTGGTTTTCCGTAAATTGGAATATTTGTCCAGTACAACCTTTTGCGATTAGCCGCCGACAATACACTCGATTCAATCAGTACCGGTTTCACCCCTAGTTTTCTGCTTATGAAATCCTTATATTCTTTTTTCATCACCACATTTTCAAACAGGAAGTATTTCGGTTTTATTTCGCGCAATATTCTCAAAAACTCGAAAAACAAGCCGCTCCTTTCGTCGCTAAAATTCAGATTCTGTCCTGCAGTGCTAAATCCCTGACAAGGACTCCCACCTATAATCAAATTGATATTTTCTAATTCAGCCGTTTTTACTCCTCTTATGTCCCCGATCTGAATTGTCTCAGGGTAATTCTTCTGTGTAACTTTAATAGCGAATTTATCTATCTCACTGTCGTAGTATTTTTCATACTCCACCCCTGCCCTATTCAACGCTATTTGTCCGCAGCTTATACCGTCAAATAAACTTAATACGTTCACTTTTCATCTCCTCCGTTTCTTCCGCTCCTATGTCCTGCTCCATCTTTCATATGACCGTCTCCGCAATCCCCTGCTCCCGCATCATTGTCTCTTTTCCTCCTCATTCTCGCATTTATGTAGAACATCAAATTGAAATCGTTATAACAGACTCCCGCAGCCGTGAAATGAAAATCAGGATACCAACCCGCAAGAATCTCCTGAATTGTGTTCCTGTCCTTTACCATCCTGTCGACATACTTCCCGATTGGCTTATATGCCTCCCCTGATGTCGGCCTTTTTGAATGAATGACGCGGATTTTCGGATCTCTCAGACCTTGCGAGCTATTCCACCGTTTCTCTGACTTAACCCTCTTTTTCTCTTTGACAATATAATTCGCCATACCGGACAAACCGTTCTCATCCTTGCTCAGCCGCCGCACTTCATTTCGGCTTGACTGTTTCCAACACGCCTCAACAGTGTCCATATCGAGCGCGCCGTCCATGACTATGTGATGATGCCATCTGATTTCCTCGGTCGGATTGTACTCAGTGACATAAACATATTTCGCATTCGGCAATCCTCTCTTTTTCCGCTGATAATTCACGCGCCGGATGTATTTTTGAACATTCTTGATCGCCGCGTCGATGTCCCCCTCTGGCGGCAGGTGAGCGTCATCATACGTGAGCGTCATCCATATATCACGATCGGTAAAATTCTCATTGATTAACCGCTCGACATATTTCCGCGCGTTCTTATCGTTCAAATTCTTCTGCGCCCTGCTATTGTCCTTTACTACCCGCCGCCCCTCTGCAGGTACTTCATCCATGCTCCGAAACTGCGGATAAATCTCGATCTCAAACTGGTCTCCCGCCTTGATCTCTTTGAGAGCATACACAACCTTTTTCCGATGCTTGCACAACTGCTCCACAAACCACTCGTGCATGTCCTCTATCGTCTTGTTGTATGCTGCCTCATAATCATAGGGAATGAACTGCATCCCCCTCTTTCTCCTGCTGCCTTTTTTCTCCATCTGACACGCTCCCCGCCGCATATTCCCCTATCCTCTGATTCAGGTTTTCGCAGACTTGTTACTATCCATTACGAGGTCTCTAAAACCTCAAAAATCCTTGAGGAATCGTGACTTTTTGCGGCTTTTTCTATTGCTTTTCGGTGTCAGATTTGATATAATTTTTTTGATGA